TTTACTTTACTATCTTTGACAATTACAGCAGGCGTATTTTTTATAATACTTAAAATTTTTTCTCTATCTGCAATATCAATATCAATATCAGTGTTTACAATCATAGATTTGCTTCTTTCATTAATTCTTTTACCCATGTATAATCTTTAGGATTTAGTTCTATTTTCTTTTGCCAATAGTTGACATCGACAAAATCTAAAATCATCTTGATATGTTCGCTGCTAATACAGTCTAATAGCTGTTGTGCTTTGTCACTAGCAAATATGATCCAAGGACTAAGTTTTCCACTTGTAATATGAAATACTATAGCATTAACGCTCACATCATCAAAGTATTTGTTAAAAGCTACATTGTTTTCTTCACAATATTCTTGTAAGAACATTACACTACGTTCAACTGCACGTTCCACAGTTTCACTTTTTTGTCGCTGTTTTATCCATTTGATATATTCTTTATCGCTTGTCCATCTATCAATTCGAACACTATTTTCAAGTAAGTATTGTGTTAATCCTGGAACATCGTCAATACGTAAATCAACACAATAATTGCCATATTTTACAAATGCTGTATAGTATTGACTATTACTAAAATCTTCATATGTTTTATCTTTTTTAGCATTTGTACTTGTTTTATAAAAATGTTGATATGATCGAAAACCCAATTGTACATGTTTCTCATTACGTTGCATATGCCTACGTTTCTTTTCGCACTTGTGTACAAAAAGAGTAGATTCTTTTGTAAAGGATTTTTTACAAAATTCACATTTATACATTATTTTAACAGTTCTTTTATTTGTTTATCGTCCATACCATATTCTACAAACTTGTCTTTCCATTCGTCTTTAGAAGTATTTTGGATAATAATATCAACTTCGTCATCATTTAAATGGTTATAGTTTTCAATTAACCACGCTTGTAGCTTGTTCTTTTTTTGTGCCTTTCCAGGCTGTATCCAAGGATGAAATACACTCTTGCCTAATCCTACTAATTGTAAAAGTTGAAATTGTAATTGTGTATGTTTACGTAGTTTATTAAAATGCACATTTACAACTTCATTAGTCCATTCTATAAAATGATCTGTAAATAGTTTATCACTACAATTGCTTGTATATCTCATAAGTAACCACGGACTTAGTTTTTTCTTTTCTTCATCAGTAAGACTATCATACCAAGATCTATCCTTAGTATCAATAGCTCTCATTTCTTCCTTGATGTTAAGTTTACTCATTTATATACATCTTTCTTTTAGGTCCATATCCCATTCGAGTATTATATTCAGTTATTGAGTTATTAATAATTGTCCATTTCATCCAACTATCTTGACAGTGACCTTTTTTAAGAAACCAAATACCATCAATTAACCAAACTAGGTTAAATTTATTATCTCGTTTCCTTTGATAATTTCTTGCACTAAATGTTTGATTATTACTTCCTCCTAGAACAGTATTAATCAAAATACTAAACGCAATTGCTACTCTTTTAAAATATTTTACCATAACTCACTTATATCTAACATTTCTGGCAACTTATTTGCCTCTTTAACAAACATTGCACAAGGTGCATCTGGTCCGTCACCTAACGGAACACAAAGTAAATGTCCGAACTTTAGTTTAGGTGCATACCATTTAACATCAGTATATATGTTTGTGATTGATACGTCAAGATATTGTGGTGTAAATCCTGTAATTGGATTAAACACAAATGCATGAAATCCCCTATCGTTTAGACTCATTAAACTTAATACTTCTGGTTCTCCAACTGAAGGATCACAAATTACAATACTCCAATCTAAAGGCATATTAATTGTATATTCGCCTACCTTAAGCACCGCTGCTGGCGCATAAAAACTTTCTAAAAATACTAATGGTATAAAATAATAATCTATATTTTGCTGATTACTATAATCTAATACCCCATACCTTAAATCATCTACTGTTTCTGGTATGTCATCTAGATCATACGTCTCGTTATCTACTGTTAAAATTTTCACTGCCAATCTACCTTTTCTATAGTGAACGGATAGTTTGCTTCTTTGTAAAACTTTTTCCGTTCTGTTAAATGTCTTTTACTAAATTTTGCTGTACTTGTAATATCCCAAATTTGCACACTATCTTTATCTTTTGCTTTACGAATACCACGTCCAATACTTTGAATTACCCGAACAAAGGATTTACCAGGTTCAAGAAGTACAAGGTTAAAGATACGTGGAATATTAATACCAACAGCAGCAACACCATAGGTCGCCACAACCACTTGATTAGTTCCTTCATTAATATCATCATATGCGTCTTTCCTATCTAAACTTTTCATTTCGCCACTTACAAATTGTGCTTCTGGTATGTTATCACAAATTAATTGGCCGCCTTTGATACGATCAACAAGCACAAGTGTATTGCCGCTTTCAGATATTTTCTTAATTAATTCACTAACATATTCTATTCTAGATTTATTTGTAGTAAGATATGATAGCTCGCTTTGATAGTTACTGTATTCTGCAATTTCTTTCATTTGCACTACGTTTACATGGCACTGACTAAGTACACCTTCTTCCTGTAGCTCATTAGCACTTAGTTTGTTTACTACTTCTCCCAAGCATGCTTGTAAGCTAGTAAACTCATGATCTGCTTTAGGTATTGTCCCTGTCAATCCCCAACGTAATGGAATATTGTTAAAGTCTTTTGTTAACAAATCTTTCAATACATCAGCTTTTGCCTGATGCACTTCGTCAACAATTACACATACAACATCTTCAATAAATTCTTGTAAAGATAATTCACTAAGACCATCTCTAAAACGTTTTTTGATACTATTCAAACTTTGCCATGTACAAATTGTATGTGTTTTTCCTATATCTTTTTTATCTCCATAGTACACTCCAACATCTAGACCCAAGTTTACATAATCATCATATGTTTGCTTTACCAAATCTTTGTTTGGTACAATAACTATACTACGTCCATACTTTTCCACACGTTCACTTAATGCGGCAGTGATAAGCGTTTTACCTGCTCCTGTGGCAATTTCCTGTAAACAGTGTGGTGTTTCCAAAAACTTATTAACAATGTCTATTTGATAATCTCTCAGTGTAACGGGCTGTCCTTCTACAGGATGGCCCTGTGGCCATGTTTTATGCTGAAAGGTTGTTTCATCTACCGCATCAAATTCTAAATTCCAATTTACACGTAAATCTTGTATATCTACATTATAGTTTTCTTGTAAAATAATAGGAAGCAATCTATCAAGTAGATTAATATATGTTGCTCCTCCAATACTAAAATAGCTTACACAGCCATCCCATCTTCCCAACTTGTATGCAGGAACATGATAAGCATAAGGCAAAAAGAACTTTAGTTCTTTTTCCATTTTTTTACGTGTATTGAGATCTAGACCTTCAAACTTACAGTTTACTTCGTCTTTAATAATAAGTTTACATTTCATATACTTAATATACAATAAAACATCAAAGATGTCAATTGGTTAAGAATCTAACCACCATTTAAGTACAAGTAAACATGCCATTGTAACTGCTATTGCACTACTTAATGATATCCAAAAATGAAAATAGTACAAACCATAAACAAAAACTGGAAAGAATACTAGGCTTACTAAAACAAAATATACAGTTTCTGTAGCTAGTTGTTGAAATACAGGTACTTCTACACCACTGTAATACATGAACAAGATACTAATTATTGTACCTAGCGGTATTCCTAGTATTAATGCGCCTAATGTAGGATTACCACGTTGGGCCGCAGTTACCACGCTTGCTACAACTATACCACCTAATATTGCTTTTATAATGAATTCCATAAAGTTATTTATATACGAAAAGACCCGCCGTAGCGGGTCTCCTGGAAAAAATTTGATTTTACCCTCGACGCATACAAGTTACTTCTGCTGTTCGCTTCCACTTGCTAGCCATTGACTTTTTCAAGTCTGCTAGTTTGGTTACCATACGCAAACTAATCTCACGCATCTTGTCTTTGTTGTCTACCATGAAGTTCATAACTTCTGCTTCTTCATCTTTGGTAAACTGATATTCATTAAGCATACCGTCTTGTACAATCTGCTTACAGCGTAGTACCTTTTCACGTGTGGTATCCATAGTCAAGTCTAAGTAGTGACAACGTGACATGATAGCATCCAAGTGATCTTTGATCTTGCCACGTACTTTGTCAAACTTGAGGTTAGTAATGAAGATAACTGATCCTTTAAACTCGAACGTATCTGGAATACCTTCACGGCGTAGTAGCGCACTATCTGTGTTCCAGCTCAGTTTACGCTTCTTGCTTGAGTCAAGTGCAGCTTTGAGCAAGTTAAGTGACGTCTCATCGTATAGCACAGTGTCACAATCATCTAGCACAAGCACGTTATTTTTGTCTGCATTTTGGTACAGTACCTTATACAAACCAATAGCACTACTTGCGCCTTTGATAACCTCAAACCGTAGTTTGTTGCCTGCAAGTTTATCAAACAAGCTGTTCTTTTCTAGCACAGCTTCTACGCCAAAACTCTTACCTACACCTGGAGGGCCAGTAACAACCATACCACGCACAACACCGTCGATTGATGCTTGTGTCATGTCGTCCAAAATTTCGAACCGCTCACGCATACGTTCGATAATTTGCTCATCTGTCTCATTAGGGTTGTCTACTGCATCATTTACAACTTCAACAATTTTAGTTGCTTTGGCATTACGGCGTTTTTGTTTTAATGCTGCCATTTTTATCTCCATGTTTGTTAACTTACTCCTTTACTTTAAAGCAATACGCTTTGGTTGTCAACTAAAAAGTGAACAAAAATACTTATTGAAATCAGTAATTTATAACTTTTTTCCAACTATTTTCTTAATAATTGTACGATGGGAGTTTTTATCAGCACATTGATGTAGGCATCTTTTAACAAAATTTGCATTGTTTGGATTCCATCTTTCTTTTAATTCTACAAAAGGTTTTTGATTTACTATTGTTTGTAAATCATGCTTCCTTAAATCGTTCCATCCAGACTCTAATTCTCCCCAAGGTGTATTCTTAAACCTTTCACTATCATGTAAAAAACAACAAGGATAAAGTTTAAAATCTCCACTTACATACAGCTCAGGCTCGTTAAGTGCCTTGCATTCTATAGTATTAATAGCATCTTGAATTAAATTGTCATTATAGGATTCTTGATTTTCCATTGCATCCAATTCATTACGAATCTTATTAAGTTTAGAAAGATCTCTATGTGGTATAGTTTTACTTTGCTTATACTTTCTCTCTTTAGGTTCTTCTTTCTTTTTATGTTTATTAACTTGAACTGCTTTGTCTTGTTCTTCGTGGTCAGCATTTCTACCACTAGTCTTAGACTCGAACCCACATCCTAATTCTATTGCAAGATTTTTAGCAGTATTAAATTCGTTCATATTGTGATCAAAGGGTATAAACACCCAAACTGCTTTACCTCCTGCATTAGTAAAGGATTTTAAATTTCGTAAAACTGTATTCCAAACAACATTTATACGATAAATGTGATTAGTTTCTTCTGCTCCATCTATTGCCCACTTTACAACCAAGTTATCAAGCTGAGCTAACTTTGCCCACCATTCCGGAGTATTATAGCCTCCGTTAGTACTCATAATTACATTAGCGTTACGATCTGTAAACCACTTAATTATTTCGTAACATTCTGGATTTAAAATAGGATCTCCGCTAAGTCCATATAAAGCTACTTCAAAATTGTCATCTTCAAACCTTTCCTGAATAGGCTCAAATGCATTAATGATATCTTGTAGAGTATGATTACCGTTGCCACGCAACGGAACATTTGCTTCTGTCCTAGGACATAAAGGACAAGCGGCATTACAATCGCCGCTTATTTCTAACTCTATTTTATTAAGATTTTTCCATACATTCATAAAACTATTTAGTGTTGGTTATTTTTACCCTATTTACAAGTGTTTCATTAGCACCTGAAAATTTGCTTAGTTCATGTGTCTTTACAGTTGCTTTGATACTAATAGTTTTGTCCATAATAATATCACTAATATCTGGCTGCTCTCTCCACCAAAACTTGATAATGTCTCGATCTTTATATAGTGTAGTAATCATGTAAACATCACTTGACTGAATAAATTTAACATCCAAGACATCTACATCAAGCTCATACCGCACACCTTTTTTTCCAAAGTATACACTTGAATGTTTAATTTTATTCATTTTGTCTTGGAATGCTTCTCTTTTTTCATCAATAGTAATGCTATTAGGCATACTTGCAATCAAGCTAACTGCAAATTTGCTAAGATCCTCACTAAGAACTTTGATAAGAGATAGTTCAAAACTGTTTACACTACTAGTAAGTTTTTTCAGCATAAGTTTACCATTAATTCTATCAAGCATATTATTTGCTTTATCTAGAAATTCTTTTTTAGGTCGTTTTTCTTTTCTAATAAACTCAAGTATACGTGTTTTGTTGTCGAGAACCTTAATTTCCAAAGTTCCATCTTCATTATAACGAGTTATACCATGTCCACTTTTAATAAAGCCTTGGTCTTCATGGACCTCAATAGCAAATGCAAGAGCATCTAGTACTGTATAGTTTTCGAATTTCATAACACACTCACAAAGTTTTAATTACTTTATTACTATAAAGTAAAACGTATTGGTTGTCAATAAAAAAATTAACTTTTTACTATTTTATTATGTAGGGATTTAATAATACATCCTGCTAACCATAACTGATTTATAAGGATGTATTCTTCCAGCATATTTTTACCTGGAACCAAATATTCTATAGTTTCACCAAATGTTGCTGCCCATATTAGCATAATAAAAAAGGATGCACCTGGTGTAAATATATATTTCATCATAATGAAATGTCTTCTAGACCTGCTGCTCGTAGTTTAACTATATTGTTTATTTGAAATTGCTTTGCTTCTAGTGCTTTAATAATACCTATAAATCTATTACGCACTAAACTAAATTCATTTATTAAGTATTGTAGGTCAACAACTTCCTGCTCGCCATCAACAAACTTTTCTGCATCTCTGCTACTTAATGCTCTATTATAATTTTCTAAATACTTACGAAAAATTTTACTACGTAATTTTCTCATTTCAGTATTTAGATGTTCTAGTATTGCTTCTACTTCTTGTAATTGATTAAAACGATGTTCAACAATGCCTGGCATATCTCGACTATGTTTTTCAACAACACCTTTCATAGACGTTTCTAATCTAGCTTGATCGAGTTCACGTTCAAAGTGGGAGACAGCATTCACTATCTCCCCTAAATTTCCCGCCACTTTGTTATACCAGATACTCATTAGTAATCGTATTCTTCATCATCTTCGTTGTATTCTTCGAACATATCAACATCTTTGTTTTCTTGTTCCAAGTATTCTTGTACAGCAACTTCTAGTAACTCACAATGGTCAGAAATTTCTATAGCATTAGCACTAATGTCTATACCAAAATCTGCCAAATGTCTAATTACTTCTTCTGCCATTAAGGGTTTATCTTTTTCACTTAGTAAATTAATTGCACTATCATACATTGCAAATGTATATTCTAGATCACTATCATTCACTAACATTTACTTCTGCCTCTTCTATTATATGTTCTTCTTGTTCTGGAAGTGCATCTTGCACTTCTTCTGGTTGTGAATTAAACTCGTCCATCATTATATCAAGACAATTATTTTCATTACGATCCCATACTTTACGGAATTGTGTAATTACTTCTCCAGTCACAGGACTTGTATATTCTAGCCTAGTGCCTGACTTCTTTAAAACTCCTTTAGCTTCGAAAAACTCAACTAGTCCACTATATGGACTCATACCCGTTTCGTAAGGAATTTCAACTTGCACACTTTCAAAAGGTTTTGCATAGCGTGTTTTCATTACCTTACATGCGGCACGAATACCGTGTACTTGAGAAGTCTTATTGCCATCTGCATCAACTTTTAGTTTCAGTTTGCGCATTGCAATTACAATACTTGATGCATAGATAAATCCTTGACCACCTGAGATTTTATCATCAGGATCAAACATATCTTGTGAAGCATATGTATGGTTAGTAGCAACTAGTCCTACATTATATTCACCAAACATATTTACTGTGTTGCGTACAAGTGCTGTAAGTGCTTTAGGTTTGCGACCCATGTCACCTTTAAGGTCGCCTTTGCCAAACTGATCTACATCAGTAGGCGTAAGAAGCATACCAAGAGAGTCTACAACAAAGAGTACTTTAGGTCGATCTTCAGCCTCTTTATCTGCATACTCTGATTTATAATCTTTCATGAAATCAATTTTATTGTCATTAATAATTGCCATTCCATTTTAGCCACATGGGCATATCATTGCTCATTGAGAAGCAAACCCTCATCGTCCGATGCACTACGATTGTCGTGACCCCGGTTTCATATATTTAACCCCTTGCTTCTGATTCTTCCCCGACTTACGACGTACTGCGCTT